TAAAAAGCAAACTCAGGAGAGAAATGAAGCAATCGACAACGATCTTATGAGGGAACAACATCCAAGTATGCCGATCAATAGTGATCGACAAACTCGTGTAACTTTTGGTGGTTCGAAGAAACGTTAATTTTTTAACAATTCCTACCCGCTAAATTTAATTAAAACCGTGCTGGAGGTCCTTCGGGACAGGCACATAAAGGAGAAACAACTATGGCTAATAGCTCAACTACAGGCTTTGGTTTAAGAATGATCGAAAGATTAGGTAATACACCTTCAATCGGCGGTCAATCTGAATACTTAGTCGAGTCAGGTTTAGGAGTAGGTCTTTATAAAGGTAACCCTGTTTCACTGCAAGATGCAGGTGGATCAGAAGGCTTTTTACAAGATGCTAGTTTCGCAACTACAGACGACACAGGTAATGGTGGCGCTGCTTACGATAATGGGGCTGACTCATTATTAGTAGGTGCTTTCAACGGAATTTTTTACGTTGATAGCTCAACAGCAAAACCAAGATTTGTAAATTCTGTAGACGCAGGAACAATCTTTGGAACTGACTATAATACTGGAAGCAGCAATGGTACTGCATTCGTGAATGACGATCCAATTCAAGAATACATGATCAAAACGGACGCTGCATGTCCAACAAGTAACAACGGAAAAAGCTTCAACGTAACATCGTTTACAGCTACTGACAACAAAGACGGTCAATCGACTGTACTTTTAAATGTTGCCGGTGGTTCAGCTACAACTAAAATGTGGAAAGTTGTCAGAGTCGGTCAAGACCCTGAAAACAAAGACATTTCAGCAGCTGGTGTAAACATGGTTGTTGTAGTTAATTCTGCAAGTAACTTGTACATTAACTAAGCTTAGGAATAGGAGATAAAATACTATGGCTATATCACGATCACAACTAGTTAAAGAACTAGAGCCAGGTCTGAATGCACTATTCGGCTTGGAATACAAAAACTACGAGAACGAACATGCTGAGATTTTCGATACTGAATCATCTGACAGAGCTTTTGAAGAAGAAGTTATGTTATCTGGTTTCGGTAATGCGCAAGTTAAAGCTGAAGGTCAAGGTGTATCATTTGATGATGCGCAAGAGACTTTCACTTCTCGTTACACTCATGAAACAATCGCTTTAGCGTTTTCAATTACTGAAGAAGCAATTGAAGACAACTTGTATGACAGACTTGCGTCTAGATATACAAAAGCATTAGCTAGATCTATGGCTAATACTAAACAAGTTAAAGCGGCTAACGTCCTGAACAATGGTTTCGATGGAAACTTTGCAGGTGGTGACGGAGTATCACTTTTCGGTAATAATGCAGGTGGAGCAATTGTAAACCACCCTACATTAGCTGGAACATTCTCTAACCAATTGCAAACTCCTGCTGACCTTAATGAAACATCATTAGAGCAATCTCTAATTGATATTTCTGCTTTCACTGATGAAAGAGGTCTAAAAATCGCTGCTAGAGGAATGAAAATGATCATTCACCCTAATCAGCAATTTACAGCAGAGAGACTAATGGAATCAAAAGGTCAGACGGATACAGCAGATAACAATATTAATGCTATCGTATCTAGAGGAATGGTACCTCAAGGTTATGTAATTAATCATTACTTAACTGATACAGACGCGTTCTATATTAAAACTGATGTTCCTAATGGCATGAAAATGTTCAACAGATCACCTATTTCCACTAAAATGGAAGGTGACTTTGACACTGGTAACGTTAGATACAAAGCAAGAGAAAGATACTCTTTTGGATTTTCTGATCCAAGAGGTATGTATGCTTCTGCTGGAGCGTAATAAATAATTAAATGAGGGGCGGTTTCGCCCCTCATAAACAACTTGAAATAAAATTTTAAAAACTATATATAAATAGTATAAGGAGAAAAATTATGGGAATATACAAAAGATTAAAAGAAGCACCAGCTGATTGGAAACCAAAAAATAAAGGTCATTGTTTAGAAAACATTGAAAATGGAATTAAAAGAAACGAACAGTTAAAAAAAACTGCGTCAGGTGAAAAATTAGCCCTAGCTGAAGAAAAACTAACTTTTTTAAAAGCTAAAAAAGAAGAAATTTCAGCTTTATAATTTCAACAAATAAATGAAAACTTTTCTGGTTAATATTTGGGCCTACGATCACCACTCTAGGTTTCAAGTTATATCAGAAGACAACCCTCAATCGCTTGAAAAAGCAATCCTTGACAAGCTAGGAGAAAATAGTATAGTTTGGGAAAACCTTGGTGTCAGTTATGACAATAAGGTAAATAGAATAACTTATGAGGAAGTTATAAATGATACAAGACCTATACAAAGCAAAAAGGTCCTTGGAGTTGAAGTGGGAACAGGAGCACCTAGATAATAATAGGTATACTCTTGAGATGGTTAGAATTGACGACAAAGTCAAAGAAATCATTACAAAGATTAAGCTAGAAGAAGCTCAGATCGCCCATAGACAGAACAACATTGAAGGTTCTGCTCCTGAAGTTTCAGTAGCTACTTAGTAAAAAGCTACATCGTTGGAAAAAATTCACTCCACACTGTAGGCTCTCTTGCACTCTATTAAAAACTGTTGTATAAAAAACACACTATACATTTAAAAAGATTATAGACGCGTATAGTCGACGGCCTAGAGACTATAATCTATTAACTAGGAAAAGGAGAAAAATTATGGCAAGAACTACATTTACAGGACCATTGGTCATTGGAAGAGCAGCAACAAGTACTTCAGAAGGTGTCAATGGTGAAATCATAATACAAAATTCAGACGGAAGTACTTCATCAGTTGGTGGAATTACATGGGAAGTTATCACTGCAAGTAAATCTGCAAGTGCAGCTACTGGATTATGCAAGTGCAGCTACTGGATTATTTGTAGATAACAACGCGCAAGCAGCAGACATAATTATTACAATGCCTGCAACACCAGGTGTTGGTGATACAATACAATTAAAAAATATTACAACTAATTCAAATGGTTTTGCATTTAATGAGTTTGTATTTTCTAGCGATGCTGGTGGAATTGAAGGAGTTGTGTCTGGAGCTAGTGGAGTCGGTGGAACAGACTATAGTAAAGGTACACCTATTCCAAGAGGATTTGGAACTACTTCAGGTCAATACATTTACAGCGGTTCAACTTACGGCTGGGTTAGAGTATAATTAATTTTTATAGAGCTACTTCGGTAGCTCTGTAACTTAGGAGAAAAAATATGTCAGGAAGTGCAACATCAGATCAAACAACCTTAAACCTTGGAGTAGCTGCAGGAGCAGATACATTAGGTAAAACAGGTAGAGCTAGAATTACTTCTATTCAAGCAAAAGGAATAACAAATTCTACTTTATTACTTTACGATGCAGCAACAGCAGGTGGAGCAGCACCTGGAAATTTATTAGCTACTTATAGGTATGGTGAAGAAGGTTTAGAAGTTTATGTTCCAGGTTCAGGTATTTTATTTAAAGAAGGAATTGTTTATAATTTAACTGGAGCAGGCGGAAGCGTTACTATAACTATTACGGGAGCGTAAGCTCATGGCTAACACTACTTCGGGAACAACGACCTTTGAAAAAGGTTTTTCTATAGATGATATAGTTCACGAAGCGTATGAACGAATAAATATGACTGGTGTTACCGGTCAACAATTAAGCTCTGCTCGAAGATCATTAAACATAATGTTTCAAGAATGGTCTAATAGAGGTCTTCACTATTGGGAAATAAAAAACAATAACTTAACTTTAGTGCAAGGTAAGAACCTATACACTATGTATAGATCACCTGAAGATGGTACTTCAGATGCTAACGCTATTTATGGAGTTGATGATATTTTAGAAGCTTCTTATAGAAATCAACAAAACATAGATTTTCCATTAACTAAAATAAATAGATCAATCTATCAATCTTTTGCAGATAAATCACAACAGGGTTCGCCCACACAATTTTTTGTTCAAAGATTTATTGACAGAATAACAATAACTTTATTCTTAACTCCAGGAGCGACTGAAGCCGGCAATAGTATTAACTATTATTATGCTTCAAGAATTCAAGATGCTGGAGCTTATACTAATCAAGCAGATGTGCCTTACAGATTTGTACCTTGTATGGTAGCGGGACTTTCTTATTATTTAGCACTTAAATTTCAACCAGCTGCAGTTCAAAACTTAAAAATGTTATATGAAGATGAACTACAAAGAGCATTACAAAATGATGGATCTTCTTCTAGTTTATTTGTAACACCGAGAACTTATTTTCCGGAGATTTAGTAAATGACAAGAAAAGTTACTTCTATAACTAAACAAGGTAAAACAGAACCTTTTTACTTACAAGTTGCAGAACAACAAATAGCTTTTCATAAACCTATACTTAAGTTTGGATTTAATCCTGATATCGACAATGCAATAGAAACAGTATGGGCCCAAGGAGGATTATATACTTATTTAACAAGTGCATCTACTTTGTATGTTTCAAGTTCAAGCGCAAACGATACAGCCGCTGGAACTGGAGCACAAAACGTAACTATTTCAGGATTAGACGCTGACTACAATGAAGTTAGTGTTACGGTAGATTTAAATGGACAAACAGCTGTTCAACTAGGTTTAGCTAATAATTGGATAAGGGTAAACAGAGTTGTTGTTAATACTTCTGGAACTACAGGAAGTAATGAAGGTGTTATCTACGTTGGAACCGAGGCAGCTCCTGCAGGTGGAGTTCCTGCAATACCTTATGCAACAATTGCAATTGGTGATAATCAAACATTAATGGCTTTATGGACAGTCCCTGCTAACTTTACGGCTTATGTTTTACAAACTGATGTTACTGTTGCAACAACACAAAATAATAAATATGCAACTGTTAGGTTTTTAGCTAGACCTGATGGAGGTGTCTTCAGAGTCGAAGATAAATTTGTTATTGCTGAAGGATCTCGTCATCAAGAATATCAAATTCCTTTAAAATTTAATGAAAAAACAGATATTGAATTTAGAGCAATTGGAGATAGTGCAGGAGCAGATATTGCAATATCTGCCGCAATAGATATTTTATATGTATTAAATGGAGACAGTTTAGACGTTAAGAACGGTAATTAATTATGACTAATTTATCAAAAGGCAGACACGCATTAGCAATCTCTGATCGGTCAGGAATGCAGTTTCCCTATAATGAAATGGTAAGAGAATGGAACGGAGCTTTTGTGCATATTTCAGAATATGAACCTAAACAACCTCAATTAAATCCAATACCAATCGGTGGTGACCCACAAGGTTTACAAAACGCTAGACCTGACAGAACTGAGCCACCAACATTCGACATACTTCCTGAAAATCCTTTTAGTTCAACTGCAGGATCAAATGTAATAATATGTAATTTTCCAAATAGTGGTTACAAAGATGGAGATTTTGTAGTTTTCAATGAATTAAAAACTGGAGTATCAAATGTACCGATTGAAGCTATACAATTACAATCTACTTTAAATGGTGCAATTACTGATATTGCTACTACAATAACTTTAAATGATGCAAGTAATTTTCCAAACAGTGGATTTATATTTATTGAAAAAATAAATCCAACAACACTATTATTTCAAAATGAGACAATTCAATATACAGGTAAGGTTGGTAATGATTTAACCGGTTGTGTAAGAGGAACAGCAGCTCCATTTAGAGGTGTAGTACCGGCTAATACAACAGCAAGTTCACATGATAATAGTGCAAAAGTTTATGGATCTTTTGAAATTACTATGAATGCAAGCGTAATTCCAAATCCCGGACAGCCACCAACAGTTACAGTTTTTAATAGTTTTAACTTTACTAATCAAGTAGCAGCTAGTACAACAGCAACAGGAGGCGGTTTACAGTGCTCATCTGGACCGGTAGTATTTAAGGCATAATTATGAATTTTGGAGAATTAAAATCAGATATTAGAAGTTACACAGAAGTTGATAGCACAGTATTAAATGATGCTATTCTTAAAACTATTGTTAAAAATGCTGAAGCTAGAATATTTAGAGAAACAGATACAGATGACGCTCGTTTCTATGATACAATTACTTTGACTCCAGGTAATAGAGAAGTTGCTGCACCAGCTAATACAAGATTTATAAGATATATTTACATTAATGATACAAACGAAACACCAGCTGTTAGAAAAAATTTAGAACTTAGAGATACTTCTTTTATGGAAGAGTACTATAACACACCTGGTACAGCGGCAGCTGCACCTAATAATATTCCAAAATACTATGCTAACAGAAATGCATCTACTATTTTTTTAGCCCCGACACCCGATGCTGCTTACGTGTGCCATGTTGCATATGTTAAGCAACCAGATAGTATTACAGCTAGTGACGCTTTATTACAATTATACGAACAATCTTATGGTAGAAGTATGGCTACATATGGTATAGAACAACAAGGTAGAAGAAGAAGAGACGAGTATATGGATGGCACAATTAGAACTGCTATTAACTCTCCTTCTCCTGGAGAATAGGATAAAATATGGCATCAAGTTATTCAAATGATATAAAATTAGAACTTATGGTTACCGGTGAAAAATCTGGTCTATGGGGTAATATTACAAACACGAATCTACAAATCTTGGAGCAAGCAGCGAGTGGATATTTAAGTTTAGCCGTAGGCGCAGCTGACGTTAATTTAGTATTAACAGATGGTGCTACTTCAAATGGTAAAAATTTATACTTTAAATTAACTGGAACATTAACAGGGAATAGAGTTGTAACTATGCCTGACTCATCGGAAAGAGTATTTGTTGTAGAAGATGCAACAGATAGATCGGCATCACATTACACTTTAACTGTTAAAACTTTTTCAGGAACTGGAATTACTTTAGCAACAGGTGCAAAAGCTTTACTTTACTCTGACGGAACTAATGTAAATCAAGGGATGATAAACAAAGGTTATAAGTCAACAACTACTTCTTATACAGCTGTAGATGGAGATCAAATTATTTGTGACACATCAGGTGGTGTTTTAACTATCACATTACCAACAGGTCCTTCTATTGGTTCAGAAGTAAGTTTTATTGATGGTGGACAAAGTTATAGTGTTAATGCTTTAACTGTTGCTCCCGGAGCTGAGAATATTGCAGGTGCTCCAGGATCAATAAATATTTCAACAGACAATGAAAATTTTACCTTAGTTTATGTAAACGCAACTGTAGGATGGACCTACAAAGATGATATATAGGAGGTAAAAATGCCTCTTAGCAAATGGCAAATCAAACCAGGTTATGATAAACAAAACTCCGAAGTTGGAGCTGTCGCACGTTATGTAGGTGGAGACAACGTTAGATTTAGATATTCATTACCAGAAAAAGTAGGCGGTTGGAAAGCAGAAGGTGGAGAAAGTATTTCTTCTGTATCAAGAAGACTACATCCATTTAGAGGTAATGACGGTAATAAATATTTAGCTATTGGAACAGATAAGTTTTTATTAATTTACTACGAAGATAATTTTTACGATATTACACCATATAGAAGTAGTGGTTTTCCATTAACAATTGATGAATTTAAAAACAGTACTTTTACAACTGTTTCAGGTTCTAATGTTGTAACAATCACAACAACATCTATTAATAATATATCTGCAGGAGATATAATAGAATTTGAAAACGTAACTTTACCTGCTGGTACAGGTTATGCAGATTCTGATTTTGAAGATAAATTATATGAAGTAAAAACAATTGTATCAGACACAGAACTTACAGTTACACCGGTTGCAAACGCTACAGGAAATGCAGGTCCAGGTGGTTCTTGTTCTATTATTCCATTAGAAACTATTGGTAATCAAATACAAAAATTTACTTTTGGTTGGGGTACAGGAGTCTGGGGTGGATCTAATAATTGGGGTGAAGATGCATCTACAAATGGTGTTAATACTCCTCCTGGTTTATGGTCACTATCAAACTTTGGTCAAGTATTAGTTGCAACTGTTCTAAATGGTAAAACATTTACATGGAATCCCGCTGCTGGTAACCCACTCGGGCAGCGAGCGTCTGTATTAACTACAGGTTTTGAAACAGATTTGAACCCAACAAATACTAGAATTACTATGGTGTCTCCAACTACAAGACACTTAATTCATATGGGTACAGAAACAACTGTTGGTGTTCCATCGACACAAGATGATATGTTTGTAAGATTTTCATCACAAGAACAAATAAACACATACGATATTTAAGATTTTCATCACAAGAACAAATAAACACATACGATATTACTGCAGGTAACTCTGCCGGTTCACAAAGAATTCAAGATGGTACAAAAATAGTAGGTGCTATTAAATCAAAAGAAGCAATTCTTATTTGGACAGATAACGCTTTATATTTAATGAGACACATAGGTAGTCCATTCGTATTTGGTTTTGAACAAGTAGGTACTAACTGTGGTTTGATTGGACAGAATGCAGTCGTAGAAGTTGATGGTGTTGCTTATTGGTTAAGTGATAAAGGATTTTTTAAATATGATGGATCAGTTAAAACTATTGATTGCTCTGTTGAAGATTATGTTTACGATGATATTGATACAACTCAAAGTCAACAAATCTATGCAGGTGTAAATAATTTATATACAGAAGTTAGATGGGACTATCCATCTTCATCAGCTGATTATAACGATAGATATGTAATATTTAATTTTGCAGAAGGTGTTTGGTATACAGGAAATACACCGAGAACTTCTTGGGCTGATTCAAATGTATTTAGTAAACCGTTTGCAACAGATTTTGATAACACTACAAATGGAGACTTTCCAGAGGTTATAGGTGAGTCTGCAGCACCAAACGGATATGGTAAAACTATTTTATACAATCATGAAGTAGGTGTGGATCAAGAAAACTTAAACGGTAGTATAACTAGAATTACATCTAATATCGAATCATTTGATTTTGATATATCAAATCCACAAATAGGTGATGGCGAAGTATTTTTATCTATGAGAAGATTTATACCTGATTTTAAAACTTTAGATGGAACAGTTAAAGTTACACTAACATTAAAAAGATATCCATCGGATACTGGAATAGCTTCTACTTATAGTTCTTTTGATGTTACATCTACAACAGAGAAAAAAGATACAAGAGCGAGAGGTAGATTTTTAAGTATAAAAATTGAAAATACTGGAGCAGAAGATGGTGAAAATTGGAGATATGGTACACTTAGAATTGATATACAACCGGACGGTAGAAGATAATGGCTATTACAATTAGAGTTCCTGATCCTACAGAAGACTATGATGTTAGTAATCAAAGACAAATTGTAAGAGCAATTAATAATTTTATTCAACAAATAAATGCTCAATATAAACCTGAAGGGGATACCTTTAGTGAGATAGAACAACTATCTTATTTTTTAGGTTATTCACCCTCTAAACCTGCGGGACCTGCTACATCTACAATAGGTGGGACAACAGGAGGAATTATTTGGAGCAAAATAGATTGGGCAACTAGTTTTTTTAGTGGTAGTGGCGGTGGATTTGGTCCAGGAGGTTCATTTCAAGCGAGTAGAAATAGAGGTTATCTTATCAGTAATATAGGTTATTCACCAGACCCACCTATTTTTAATTTACCCGTAGAACCGCCAATAGGTACACAAGTGGGAGTAGTAAATGGAGGTGGTTATGGTGTAAGTATATCAGCAGGTGTTGATTCTAATGGTTATCAAATAAAAATAGATGGATTTTTTACTGTTTCTTTATCAGGATATGGGAGATCTAGAACATATGTTTATTTTGGGGATGGAGGTTATCCTGCAGGATATGCAGGTCCAAGTGGTTATTATAAAACATGGTATTCTATATCAAAAGGATATAATTAGAAGTTATGGCAACAAGTTTTAAAAATATGATTTACGACCTTACTCCAACAGCGAGTGAGCAAACAGTGTACGGAATTCCAACAGATTCGCACTCAATTGTAAACGCTTTTTATGTAAATAATACAGGTGCTAGTACGATTAATATAGAGGTCAGATTAGACCGAGGACCGGGCAGAAACTACGTAGCAAATCAGACAATATTGTTTTCTACTGTTCTAGACAATGGCCAATATTTAAATTTACTTACGGGTCCACTTGTGCTAGAAGGTGGAGATAAATTAGTATTTACAACAAATACAACCGGTAGAGTACAAGGTACAATCGCCGCCATGCAAGTAAACAGAGAAGATCAAGAAACTACACCCACGGGGTCAGTATAGACTTGATCAAAAACTGAAATAAGGATATATAAAATTATGGCAGAAAAAACTACATCATTCACAGGTCCAATCGTAGTAGGACTTAATGACAAAAAAGGTGAAATTCGTTTAACAGATGGTAAGGATGTTAACGAAGCAAAATATTTATCAATTAAAGCACCTGATGTAATTACATCAGATACAACTTTAACATTTCCAAATGGTTCAGGAACGAACGGTCAAGTTCTTACAACAGATGGTAATGGTGATTTAACTTGGAGCAGTATAGCAGGAAGTGTTCCTGCAGGAACAGACGGTCAAGTTCAAGTAAATAACAGCGGTGCTTTTGGAGCAATTTCAGAAGGAACATCAGGACAAGTTTTAAAATCAAATGGTGCAGGTGTTGCACCTTCGTTTCAAACTGATGCAACAAACTCTCCAGGTGGTTCAAATACTGAAATGCAATTTAACGACAATGGTTCATTTGGAGCAGTTTCAAATGGAACAGCTGGACAAGTTTTAACATCAAACGGTGCGGGTTCTGTACCAACTTTTCAACCTGCTACAGGTGCTGATCCTGTTACAAGTTCTTTAGATATAGGTACATCAAAGACTATTACACTGGAGGCTTATTTTCCAACGGGAGAAAAAAATGTTGTTTGGGGTGAAAATGCTGGATCATCTTTAACTGGAGCACCTAATGGTAACATTCTTATTGGGGATCGTGCTGGTACTTCAATGACAAATCCAAGTGGCAACATAGCTATAGGAAAAGATGCGTTGGACGCTTGTGTAAGCAATTCTCAAAACACCATTATAGGAAATGCTGCTGCAGGTGAAGCAACTTCTGGACAAAACACCGTTATAGGTAGTGGTGCAGGGGGTGCTTTTACTACTGGTGGTGATAACACTTTTGTTGGAAGAGCTGCTGGTTTCTTTGGTAATCCTAGTCAAACTGTAGCAATAGGTTCTACTGCAATGTTAACTGGAGGTGGAAGCAATTGTGCTGCTGTTGGTTATGCAGCCCTATCTGGAGTATCAGGAAATGATAATACTGCTATGGGTCATCAAGCTGGAGATGCTATTGGTAGCGGTTCAAATAATACTTGTATTGGTCATGATGCCGATGTATCTACTAATGGTGTTTCAAATGAAATTACTTTAGGAAACTCTTCTGTTTCAACTTTAAGATGTCAAGTTACATCAATTACTTCTCTATCAGATGCTAGAGACAAGAAAGATGTTGAGGACGCAAACATAGGTTTAGATTTTATTAATGATCTAAGACCTGTTAAGTTTGTATGGGACACTAGAGATGGTGCTAAAAAAGACATTAAAGAAGTTGGATTTATCGCACAAGAACTAGATGAAGTTCAACAGAAACACGGTGTTGAAGATCATTTACAGTTAGTCTTAAAAAACAACCCTGATAAATTAGAGGCTTCACAAGGAAAACTTATACCAATTTTAGTTCAAGCTATTAAAGATCTAAAAAAAGAATTAGACGAATTAAAAAAGGATTGACAATAATATAAAATACAAATAAAAAACAACTTTAAGGAGAAAAATTATGGCCGTAGGAAAAATAGCAAGCTCAACAGCGAATTACAGTACTTTAGGAAAAGCATCACCTAAAAATGCAGCAAATGGATTTACTCAAAGTAGGTACAATGATCCGTATCAATTTCAAAATTGTGAAGTATTTGCACCAAGTTTAAATTTAGGTGTAAGTGTTATTAATACAGTAGTACCAGCTACACAAGGATATACAAGTTATACTCAAGGCCCTGGTATAGAAGGTGGTGTGGGTTATTCACCTGCATTTACCGAAGACAATATTACAATAGTTAAACCAAACGCTCTTCCTACAAACCCTGCATTCGCAGATGGTCGTTCGTTTGATAGATACGAAACAAGTTTTTTAGATATGGCGAGAGGTTTAAGTAGCTCCGTAGTAATTGGTAGTGACTGGTTTACTGTTCAAAATTTTTACGCGGGTGGTTTAAATACACCAGACGATACTTTTATCCAATTCGGTTTAGGTTCAGGTTACCCAAATTCGCAAGTTTTTATAGGTATGCAAAACTTTCAAGGAGTTGGAGCTACCAGTGAAGGAGGTGGTTATCCTAACAAAATTAGAGACAACCTTATAGTTGGATCAAATAATGGTAATAGACCTAAAAGAACTGATGGAAACTTTGCATATCTATATCCAGACTATGGGTATACTTTAGGTCATGAGTCAGAATTAAAAAGCGTTACTCTGGTTGGAAATAATAACATAAATGGTCTGCTTAGAGGAACAGGTTATAGCGCGGGTATTAACTATAGTAATTTTGTGCTTCTTGGAGATGGAAATTATAATCTTTCCCAAAAAAAATGGGAAGGCACTGGATATGGCCAAAAACAACGTATACAATCACCCGGTGAGAGCTCCATCACAATTGGATATGGAAACGTTCAGGGATATACACAACATATTAATGGATGGACGGGCACGCCTTTTGAGATGCCTCAAATAAAACATAGCGATATACTTATAGGTAGAGGATCTTATAGTGCACCTATGATAGATTTTGCTAATCCAGGAGACCCTTTTCCTTTCGCTGGATACCAAATAAGTTTTAAGAATACTGTTATAGGACAAGTAGGTCACTTTAGACAGAGATATGAAGTAAGCCCTGGTTGGACTGGATATAATGACAGAGTTTTAAGTAACCTGGTTATGAACACTGGGTATAACGGTGGACCAGCTGCATCAATGGCTCAAGAAAATATAATGTTAGGTGATAGAGTCGCTACTAATAACGAAATGGGTGGAGACAGTAGTGGCGGTGGTTGGTCTAATATGCTTGGTAACATATTAATTGGGCAAGAAGTAGTCACTCAACATGGCTTATATAATACAGAAGTCAATACAAACTATAATACAATTATAGGAACAAAAGCTCAAACACGAAGTACAGGGCTAACAAACTGTACTATAATTGGGTATCAAGCAACAGCAACAGCTAATAATGCTAGTAATGAAATTACATTAGGTAATAGTTCTATTTCAGCTTTAAGATGTAACGTAACTTCAATAACATCTTTATCAGATGCTAGAGATAAAGCTAACATTGAACCAATTTCAAATGCAAGTGCTTTCATTAAAGATCTAAAACCGGTCAAATTTGATTGGAATAGAAGAGATGGTGTTAAAGCTAAAGAACATGACATAGGATTTTTAGCTCAAGACTTGGATGAAGCTCAAAGCAAACATGGTATACAGGAACACTTAGATATTGTTTACAAATCTAATCCTGAAGCTTTAGAAGCATCATACGGCAAGTTATTACCAATACTTGTACAGGCTTTAAAAGAGCAACAAGAAGAGATTGAAAAGTTAAAATCAACTAACTAATCTTAAACAGAATTAATGAAAAGCCCTTTGTTAAATCAAGGGCTTTTTATGATATACGAAAGAATGAAAATAAATAGATTATGTTACGTTCTTTCTTCAAATAAACCATTGAGAACATTTAATTATAATGTTATCAATATAAACTAGGAGAAAAATGAGAAAAATAGTATTAATTACCACTTGTCAAAATCAATTAAACATAGACGCTAGATTTGTTACATCCTTAATAAACACAATTAATTTATTAAAAAAAGAAGAAATTGAAGCGGAATATGTTTTTATAGAAAAAACAGATATTTCAGACGTCCATAAAAATCAAATTGTTGAAGAGTTTTTAAAGACCGAAGAAGTATCAGATTTTATATTTTTAAAATCAAATATTATATTTAAACCTCAAGACATTGTTAACATGTTAATAAAATATGAAGCTCAAAAAATTGTAGGTGGTTCATATAAAACAGATACTCATTCTCAAGTACCTCAACTTGCAATAGAATTAGATTTAGAAAAAACAGAAACAATGATTGGAGATTTAAACTTAATTAAAGTTTCATCTTTAGCTGATGGATTTGTTAAAATAAATAGAAAAGTTTTTGAAGAACACAAAGATATTTTTGATAAATTTTTCTTTAAAAATAAATCAAAAGACGGAGATGATTTTGAAGAACAAAAACCTTTTTATTTTAGCGCGCCTACTCTTGGAGAAGATAACTATTTTAAAGGTAGTTTTTACAGATTTTTAAATAAAGTAAAAACTGCAGGAGAAGATTTGTGGTGTCATTTAGACTTTAATGCAAGTCAGATAGATGGAAATTATATTCATCATTATCCATTAAGAGATTTTATTAAAATGATAGAACATTTTAAAGAAAAACAAAAAAAACAAAAACCTGAAGAGGAAAAACAAGAGTTGAATTAATATGGGAATAGGAAGTAAATTTCAAAAATTTAAGGATAAAGTCTTTGATAGAACCAGAAAACTTATCCCTAATGAATTAGCAGATATCGCAGTCAAAGCTGCTCCATTCGTTGCAATGATACCCGGTCAACAAGGTACGGCTGCATTGATGCGAGGTCTTGGTAGATTTGACCAAAGAGGGGATCCAATCGATGCATTAAAACAAGCTGGAATGATGTATGTTGGTGGTAAAATTGTATCTCCTTATACAGGGAATATTATTCCAGGTCTTGAAGGTAATACATATGAAGGAATTAAAGGTCTTATGCAAGCCGGAAAAGATATAGGTTCTGGCACAATGGATCTTTTCAAAGGTGGTGGTAAAAATGCTGCTACAGAAATCATCGGTCGACCTGATATGAGAGATATAGCAGGCGAAGCAGTGAAAGATAAAGGTATTATGTCAACCATATTTGATAAAGGAAAAGATGCACTTTTAGAATATGGTCTTGGTGAAGATAAAAAATTCCAAATGGGAGACATTGGAAGATTTTTAGGAGACCCCGGCAAGACAATACCTTTAACAATGATTGCTTCTTATATTAAAGAAAAGTTTTTCCCTGATGAAGATCAAGATAGTTTTGATGCTAAGTTTGCAGAAGCTATGAGAAAAAGAGGAGAAAATGTTGAGGGTTATTTAAAGCAGTATGGACCTTTCGATCCTAGAAGAGACCCTACAAAAAATCCTTATACACAACAAGAAATAGATCAGTTTGCTAAAGATAAAACTATAGAATATAGAAATGCAGCAGATGGTGGACTAATGACTTTACCAAGAGAAGATTATTTCTTAGGTGGTAAAACTTATGCTAGAACAGTTAATCCAAACCCAGATTTTGAAAGAGCATCAAAAGTAACTTCTGATGATATTTTAAATGTATTTAAGAAAAAATTTGACGGAGGTAATTTCTCTTTCTCAGGAAGTCCACGCCTAGCTCTTCCAATGGGAAGAAAAGTTTCATCAACTTTTAGTCCTGGTGGTAAAAGAGCTTCACCAGCTGAAAGAGCATCAAACGAAGGAATATCTGGTACAATAAGAAATTTTTTTGAAAATAGACTTAGAGGAATGCCACCAAGTTTTAAACCTGAAATAATGGAAAATGAAGAAATTAGGGATTTACTGTCTAAGGGAGATAGAAAAGGTTTAGGTAAATTAATGGTTTCACTTTTAAGAGACGCAAACTTTGATAGAGAAGAAGCAGCTATGGGTGGTAGAATGAACTACGCTAGTGGATCAGAAGGAATTATGATGGCGTCAAACCCAGATGCTGGGGATGAAAGAAATCAAGTTTTAGAAATGATGGCAATGCAAACATTTGGTAAACCTTTAAGCGATTTATCTGATGATCAAATTATAGAATTAGAAGAAATGTTTGATGATTTTATAAGTAGTGGTCAACCATTACCATCAGACCCTACAAAACCAATTAATCCTTTTGCACCTAAACCTACGGGTCCAGCTTTGCCTAATAAACAAATGGCATTTATGGAAGATGATTATGAAAAAGAATTTATGAGACTTGTAGGAGAGTTTATGGAACAAGGGTTTAGTCAAGAAGAAGCGATTGAAGCCGCTAGAGACGAGCTTGGAAGAAAATCTATAGCTACGGGTGGTAGAGTAAATTATGCTATGGGTGGAGACACTCCTGAAGAAAACGCGATGCAAGCAGCGGGCATCGAGGGTCTAGATATAAATATAAATCCTAAAGGTATTAAAGAATTAGATATGAGAGAAACAGGTGGATTTATTCCGCCAGTAGGTGTAAAAGAAAAAGAAGATGATATCCCCGCGATGTTATCAAATAACGAATTTGTTTTCACTGCAGATGCCGTCAGAGGAATGGGTGAAGGTGATGTAGATAAAGGCGCTGAACGTATGTATAGTATGATGAAAAAATTAGAAGATGGAGGAAGAGTATAATGTCTTTAGTTCAAACAGGGGCGTCGCCTGATCTAGAAGCGTCACAAAAAAGGTATTTATCCGGTCTTAATACATTAACTAATGTTCCAACGGATACATCTAAATTTGCTCCGGAAGTTCAAAGACAATCAGATTTTTCTATGGCAGCTCAACAAGAGCTGGCAAGACAAGCAGGTTTAGGTGCAATAACTTTTGATGCTCAAGGTGGTGTAAAAAGTGTTGGAGCTGGTACAGGTGTTATGGGCTTTGAGCCTTACCTAAATCAAGCTGCTCAATATTCAGGACCAGATGCTTATCAACAATTTATGTCTCCTTATCAACAGGACGTAATTGATACAACACTTACAGAATATGATTTACAATCTCAAAGAGGAATGCAAGGTATTGCTGACAGAGCAGTAGCTTCAGGGGCTTTTGGTGGTGGTAGAGAAGGTGTTGAAAGAGCAAACTATCAAACAGATTCAAATAGAAACAGGGCTGCATTACAAGCTCAATTACTTGGCCAAGGTTTTGGTCAGGCACAAGCGGCAGCTGGTCAAGCGTTTGGTCAACAATCACAACTTGCAACTTTACAACCTGCATTAGCTGGTCAAACAGTTGCTGGTTTACAAGCAGCAGGTTCAAGTGATCTTGCATACAGACAAGCTGGTGAAGATGCAAGAAGACAAGCTGCAAGATTAGCAGCGTATGAGCCATACGAAAGAACAAGTTATCTAGCTTCTGGATTAGGTTCATTAGGTGGAATGACTACTCCACTCTCACCTGCAATGACAGGAATGTCCTCACCTCAAATGAGTCCCTTACAAACTGCTTTATCTCTAGGAACGACTCTTGGAGGAATTTACGGATCGGTAAAAGGATAATGCAAAATACTTTAAAAAGACCGATGTTTAGAAAAGGTGGTTTAAGTACGACTACTAGAATGAACTACGATCAAGGAACAGACCCAGTAGCTGATGCTAAAGAATTAATGGAAATTGAAAACATGAGAGACCCCTTTTCACCTTTTGACATGAGTGAAGAAACTATTAAAGAAACTATTAAAGAAAAATATCAACCAAAAAGTAGAGAAGAATTGATGCGAATTGCAATGCAAGACACTGGCATAATGGACCAATTTATTAAACCTAAAAAAGATAGAAGAATAGCAAATCTTGCGTTAAGATTTGGTGCAGGTTTAGCAGATCCTAATTTAAGAGGAAGTTTTTTACAAAAAGTAGCACAAGCAGGAGCTGGTGCGGTGCCAGGTTTAATTAAAGAAACAGACGCTATGGATGATGAAGCAGCTGGTATAGATGCTTTAAAAATGAAAAGATTTATGGATATATATGATAGAGAAGAATTAAGAGATTATAAACAAAGTCAAGCTGAAGATGGTATTGATGATCAAGAAACAGCGTTTATGAAAAATGTAGGTTTTGCTTCGGAAGCTTTATATCCAGGGGAAAATTTTGCTGAGTTAGCAGAAGAAGAACAAAGAAAAGTTATGGCTTTGTTAAATAAAGATGTAGGAAGCGACGCTGAAAAACAAAATGAATATTTAAGTGGTATATATAAAGTATCAACAAATCCTCCTAAGTTATCTGATTTTGGTGATGAGTTTGCAGCGTATGCCGACGCTGTTACAGAGTATGAAAATAAAACTAGAAATAAAATTAGGTCGAAAAAAATACACGGTGATTTATTATCTTCAGGAAAAATAGATGGAATTGATATTACCACTGTATCTATTTTTGATTCACCGGGAAAACCAGTTGTTGAAAATGTTTTATATGAAATCGCAATGGATATGAAAGCGCCAGAAGGTGCTAGATATTTTTATAGAGACAGAGATGATAACACAAACGTTCTACAAACTATTTATTTAGACTCTGGATTTAACCCTATAATATAAGGAGAGTAGATGGCTTTAAGTCTTGAAGAAATCCTTAAACAACAATCCGGAGAAACTGTTGAATTAGAAGATAGTATTGATATCAACAGTGGTGGTACTTTTACTCTTGATGAGATATTAAATAATAAACCTACAACTCCCTCACAACCAGAAAAAAAATCTAATGACAGCGATGAGTCTTTAGAACCTGAAGCTGAAGATAATAGTAATATATCAGGATTAACTGCTGCAATATCATTAGCTGCTGATTTAATAGATTTAGGTTTAGATACAAACTCAGCTGCAAAGGTTGAACAATTTTTTGACACATTAAATCCTTTTGAAGAATTAGCACAAGAAAGAGCTATAGGTAGACTTACAGAAGCTTTAGTTCAAATTGGAGTACCGGGTGCTATAGGTGCTAAGGTTGCAACTAAACTAGCTACCAAAGCTTTAAATGCTAAAAAAACAGGTAACTATCTTAATCTTGGTAGTAAAAATGTTAAAAATGGACTTAAAGCAACAGAGAATTTAAATAAATTAACAGGAAGACAGAAGTTTGGAGCAGTTGTTGTTGGTGGTTTAGCTGGAGAAACATTTGTAGCGGATGTTGAAAAACTAGGAACGATTGGAGATGCGTTTGAAGCTGGTCCAACTCAACTAGATAGAAATATTAGAGAGTCTGAAAGGGATGATGCTTCAAGAAGATTATTAAATAGGCTTAAATTTGGTTCAGAGTCTTTATTGGTTACTCCCATTGTTTATGGACTAGGAAAAGGAGCATCAAAACTTCTTCAGAAAAAAGGTAAGGACCTAGCATATAGTGATAGTGCTATTGAAAGAAAATTAGATAAGCTTGGTGGTGTATTTAGATTTAGAGGAAATAAACCGGTTCAACAAGCTATTGCTAAAGAACAAGAATCAGCTAGTAAAATGGTTGATACTAATTTTGCAATGGAGCAAGTAGGTAGAATCGATAAAGAAGTAAATAAAATTTTCCCTGAAACTAGAAAAATATTATTCGCTGCAAATACTGCAGAGAGAAAACAGTTATACAAAGAGATGAATGATTTGTTGTTTGAAGGTGATTTAGTTAAAGGACTAGATGAAGCTAAGACATTAGATTTTGTTGATATGCTAACTAAAAACGGAGCAACTCCAGAAGGGGTTGAAACAATTTTAAATGGAATAAAAAATAGTAGAAGTTACTTTGTTGACCTTTTAAAGATTGCTTCCGACAGTCCATCAGTTGGTGATCTTCCCAAAACCATGCAAGGAGAATTTTCTAGTTTATTAGGCAGTAGAGTAAAAGATAGTATAGCAAATACTTTTGAAATATTTGAAAATGCAGACGCAGGCTTATTACAAAAATATAAACCTACTCAAAAAACTGTAGATAGAGTTTCTAATATTTTTATGAGATATGCTGCAAAAAATAATCAACCTATTACAAGACTACAAGCAGAGTCTTATGTTGATGACATTGTAAAACAAGCTCGTGAAATGAATCCTAAAAAAGATGCACTACCAACTTTTGAATATGTAAATTTAACTAAAGGTGCTGATACTCCATATAATATTAAAACATTTAGACAAACATTAGAAAAAAATTTACCTGATGGTACAAAAGATTTTAATGTTATAGGTAAAGGAAGTAAAGCATTTAGACAATTATTTGGTGAAGTAGAAGATGCACGTCACTCTATATTTGCATCTGTTTCAAGACTATCTACAATAGCTAGACGTGGTGAAATGTTTCAAGATATGCTTGATGCAGATAGAGCAATAAAATCTAGAATTACAGCTCAAACACCAGAAGGCGCTAGAGGTTTTTTTCACTCAACCCCATTAGCAGCTAAACAAGCTTTTGGATCAAAGACTCCAATAGTAAAAATGCCAGAAGAAATGAGTAAATATTTCCCTGATGAAAATATTTATACTTCAAAAGATATTGCAGAAGGTTTTGAAAGTGTAGCTGGACTTCAAGATTGGATGAGAGGTGAAGCAAAAGGTCAAGGTGTTTTAGGAAAAACAGCTGCTGCGTTATATAGATACGGACTACTTACTCCAAAAGCTGGTGCACAGTTTGCTAAGACTGTTTTATCCATACCAACTCACATAAGAAATTTTTTAAGTTCAGGTGCTTTTGCACTTGCCAATGGTACATTAATGACAAGTCCTAGATTAATTGCTCAAGCTATGAATGAAGCTAGAAAAGTAGTTCAGGTAGGTATGAGACAACCAGAAGCGATGGCCAAGTATCGAGAATACTTAGACTTAGGTATTGTAAATACAAACGTAAGACTTGGTGATATTCGTAATCTATTTAAAGATGTAAGATTTGGTGATGGTAATATTGCTACCGACAGTGTTTTAAAACCTTTATTAAATAATTTAGGTAAAGGTATAAGCAGAGGTGTTAAAAAAACAGGGAAAGCTTTTCAAGATGCATATGTTGCGGAAGATGATTTTTGGAAAATATATAATTTTGAGGTTGAGCTTGCTAGATTAAGAAACGCATATGCAAAAAAAGGTTTACCTATTCCTCAAAACATAAAAAAAGAAGTGGCAGAAGTAGTAAAAAATACAGTTCCAAACTACGCAAGAGTAGGTCAATTTGTAAGAGGTATGCGTATGTCTCCTTTTGGTAATTTTATGTCGTGGCCTTCAGAAATATTTAGAACAGGTTTTGGTATTTTTAGACAGGGATTAAAAGAAATTAAAGACCCTGTTACAAGAGCAATAGGAATGAAAAGATTAACAGGAATGACTTTTGCTAGCGCTGTAATACCTTATAGTATTGTTGAAGGTTCTAAATCTATTTTTGGAGTGACTAACGAAGAGTCCGATGCAATTAATTATTTTGTTGCCCCTTGGTCAAGAGATTCACAAAAAATATTATTTAAAAATCCGACTACTGGAGATTTTTATTACATTGATTGGTCTAAGAATAATGTTTATGACACTCTTACAAGGCCTTTCCAAACAGTTTTATTTAATATTCAACAAGGGATTGAAGACGAAGAAGTATTAACTAAGGGTTTCTTAAAAGGAATTCTAAATGCAACTGCACAAACTGCTTCACCATTTGTATCTGAATCTATTTACACAGAAGCATTTATGGACATATATGCTAGAAATGGAAGAACAAGAGAAGGAAGACAGCTTTACGGAGATAGAACTCCAGAAATGGAAAAATATTTAATTATAACTGAACACCTTGCTAAAACAATGTTACCATCTACACAACCTTTTCAGAGAACTATAAAAGCATTTACAGGAGAACCTGGAAAAGGTGCTGCAACTTATGAAATAGGTCCAGAGATTGCAGGTATATTTGGTATGAGACCAATTAAAATTGATCCTGAAAGAAGTCTAGACTTTTATCTTGGACGATTTCAAAAAGAACAATCAGAAGATAGAAAGAACTTTACATCAGGAAGGTTTGGAGTTTTAAGTGGTGAGAGAAAAACACCGAGAGAAGTAGTTGAAAGATTTTTCACTGCAAACAAAACTTTATTTGAAACACAAAGAAATATGAAACAAGTTTTAAATGCAGCTGAGACTTTAGGTTTAAAAGACAAAGACTTGAAAGATGTATTTGATAGAAGAAATATTTCTAAAAAAACTTTAAAAAGATTATTAAGAGGAAAGTTTAATGCTTTTGAAATTACAGATGGTATTGAAGAAAGGTTTGAACGTAATGCAGAAAAAGGTGGGATAGAAAATCCTTTAATACCAGTTGAATCTTTAATAAAACAAATGGTTAAAGATTTTGAAAAACAAAGTTTAGATAGTCCTTTACAATTAAATATAGAAAATTACTTACCTAGATTAATTGAAGGTCAAGGACAACAATCATCAATGACACCGTTACCGCCGACACCTATGCCAAATCCAGGTTCTTTTCAAACTCCGGTTCAAGAAAATCCTATGATGGCCTCAGGTTTAACACCTATGGAAGAATCATATTTATCACCCTCTGAAAAACAAATAAGACTAAGATCAAGAGGAATTAATAATGCCTAAAAAATCAGCATTAGAAAAAATTGAATCACACGAAAAACTTTGTAGAATAATGCAAAAACAAACCTTCGAACAAATAAAAGAAATGCAAGAAAGAATTAAAAGATTAGAGTATTGGATTGTTGGCGGTATGGGAGCCGTAATTGTACTTTTACTTTCAGATATTATTAATTAAATCCAAGATTTAATTTCTTCACCCATAATTTGACTAGCAATGTTTTGTTTTTTACGTAAAGCTAAAACTATTCTATCATCAACAGTATCTTCAGAAATAATATCAATGTAAGTCATGGGTTTAGTTTGACCAATACGATCTATACGAGCTTCTGATTGAGTTCTTTTTTCTAAATCATAACCATTAGAAAAATAAACCATTGTACTTGCAGCAGTCAATGTGATACCATAACCGCCAGTTTGTGTTGTACCTATAAAAAATCTGCACTTGTCATCTTCTTGAAATTTCTTTATATTATCTTGTCTTTTTTCTTGAGGTGTTAATCCATAATAATCAACATAACTATCTTCACCATACTCTTTTGATATAGCATTTATAATTTTATTGATATCTCTTTGATACTGAGCCCAAATAACAACTTTACCTTCAACTTGTGCAACAATGTCTAAAAGTTCATCAACTCTTTTACAAGGTAAGTCTTTTGTAGAGCCGTCATCAGCTACAAAGTGGCCACAAGTTATTTGATGTAGACGCATCAGTTGAGTCAATACAGTATTAGTAGTTAATACTTTTCCATCTAAATGTGCTAAAGCAGTTTGTTTCATTTCTTTATAAACTTTTTCTTGTTCTGGAGTCATTGATACAGTTCTTTTCATCCAAGTTTTTTTAGGTAAATCTAAACAATCTTCTTTTAAAACTCTGTATGAAAAAGGTTTTAATTTATCTGAAAGCTCACCTAAGTTTCTATAACCAACAATAACTTGAACCGTTCTTGCACCTAAATTCATATTACGCATAACAGCATACCTAGCTCTAAAAGTAAAAAAAGAATGATGACCTAAAAGATATGGGTCTAAAAACTCACATTGAGAATATAAATCTAGGGGTGATTTAGTAATAGGAGAACCTGTAAGTATTCTTCTATACTTAGAGTCTTTTGATATCTTTAAAATATTTTTAGTTCGTTTAGCAGAAGGGTTTTTAATAGTTGTAGCTTCATCAATGGCAATCATAGACTTATGAGAAGATAAAAATTTATCTGCAAACTCTAAACCTTTTTTAGTAGAGAAAGCTTCGACATTCATAATTAAAATATGTAGATCAGTCCCTGTTTCAAACAAAGTGTTTAGCTCTTTTAATTTTGGTTTGGTATGTGATGCAGTCCACAAAACAGTTTTCTTTTCAATGTGATCAGCCATATGTACCGGTATTTCAGAATCGTACCAATTTTTATAGACACCTTTAGGTGCAATTAAAAGAAGACCATTTATTTCTCCTTTGTCATACAGCATAGATACATTATCAATTAATACTTTTGATTTACCTGTACCCATTTCCATAAAATAAGCATAAACTTCTTTGTCCCAAGACATTTCTAAGGCTTTAAGTTGATGCGCAAAAGGCTTTGTTTTAAATTTATAGAACATAATATTTTATACTTTCTAAGTATAAAATAGGATAGATTAGGATAATTGTCAACTATTTATAATTAAATTTTTTACAGTATTTACTGTATTTTTTCATAACGAGTTCACACGCTCGTGGAAAATTTTTTTTAAATGATTCTACTGTTGCGTTTTTAGGTCTTTGTCTCTTACCTGCGACTTTTTCTGAAGCTTCAACTCTATATGATTTTGATTTAAAAGTTTTCATTCTATCTGCTAAACCTTTTATTCCTGGAATTTTTTCTTCTAAAGTTTTTATATCTGCTTTCATGTTTTCATATCTAATCATATGATCTATTACATACTCGTCACTAATTTCGTAAAATTTATTAAAATCAGTAATCTTTGTTTGTTGAATACAATACTCTCTAAAATCCATATGATCACAAGCGTTAAAAAAATAATAGTTAGAAATTATATAATCTATTGGATTTCTTATAATTGAAACTTTAGTGTATGTATTAAAAATTTCATCACCTATAAATTTTTTTATTTTTCTTGCAGGTATGTGATTATAATATCTTTTACTATTTGGTTCAAAAACCATAACCTCATCTTTATTAACTTGGTAACAAGGGTTATTCATTATACTTTGCATAACTGAATAGTCTATATCTATTCCAAGTACATGATTAAAATATTTACTGCCATTTGTATGATTTTGAGCATGAATTTTATTTCTTTCTTGACTCATCTTTTCATCATCTGGAGTACATAATGTAATTATATCTTCTGGACCACAATAATCTCTTAATGCTAATTCAAAAGATGTACCGGCTACTTTAAGTGGTTTTATAAAGATTAATTTATGTTTATGTGATATAATCATTGCTTTCTATTTAAAAAATATGTATACAAAATAAAAAGAGAAAGTCAATGACTAAAGTTTATTTAACTCAAGAAATACCTACAGATAGAGAAACAGGGAAACCTAAATATAATGTTATGGGTGCAGCAAAATATGGAGAAATAAAAACTCTATTACCTATGTACTCTCAAATGATACTTTCTCCTGGTCCATTAATACAAAAACTTAGAACACTTTTAAAAGATTACACGTCAGACGATTATCTTTTATTATCAGGCGACCCCGCAACTATTGGTGTTATATGTTCAGTTGTGTCTGATATGACAAATGGAAAGTTTAAATTTCTAAAATGGGATAGACAAGAAAAAACTTATTATCCAATAGAAATAGATTTATTTAAAAATTAGTATTGACAAAATAAAAGTCTAGGATTATATATAATTCATGAAAGGAATTGTATGAGTATAGATTATGAAGACGATAGATTAGAATCTGTAAAGCAAATAGATGCTGCAGCTTCTTTATCTAATAAAGTTATTGAATTAAAAAATATTGAAGACGAAATTGAAAACGCAGAAAAAAGTATTTCAAAATTAAAAGAACAGTCTAAAGTATTATCAGAGGTAGAAATACCTAAGATGATGCAAGAAATGAACATTACAAAATTAAAGCTTAAAGATGGTGAGTCTATAGAACTTAAACCATTTTATTATGCTTCTATTGCAAAAGGAAGAAACGAAAGTGATTCTGATTTTTTAGATAGAAAAGATAAAGCTTTTACATGGCTTCGAGATAACGGCCTAGGTGATATTATTAAAAATGATATTACCGTTACCTTTGGTCGGGACGAAGATAACAAGGCACTGCAATATGCAGACCTTGCAAAGAGTAATGGCTTTGAACCAATTCAGCGCGAAACGGTTCATGCTGTAACTCTTAAAGCGCTAGTCAGAGAGCGTCTTGAGAATAATCTTGAGATGCCTTCTGACATTTTTAAAATCTACGCGGGTAACAGTACAAAAATCAAAAGGAGATAACATGGAAACGAGTAACGAGAAACAAGTAACTATAAAAAAAGAAAATCTGCCTTCAGATATTTTATTTGAATCAGATGCAGCTAAAGGTTTGGAAAACGTAAGAACAGAAAATCTGGCTTTACCAATTCTAAAACTTTTACAAAACGGATCTGGAGAAGCTCAGAAGCGTAATCAAAATTACGTTGAAGGCGCTGAACCAGGGATGTTCCTAAACACCGTAACTAAAAAATGTTACAATGGTGCTGAAGGAATAGAGGTTGTACCTTGCTATTACAAACTTGAGTTTCAAGAATGGGCAGACTTTGGTACAGGTTCAGGAAGACCAGAAAATATTTTTGGTCACGATTCTGATATTTTATCTAAAACAACTAAAGATACTGGAGGTAAAGATCGTCTTGAAAACGGTAATTACATTCTAACAGTTGGTCAACATTTTGTTTTGATTGTTGATGGTGAAAATACAGAACCTGCATTAATCTCTATGAGTTCTTCTCAAGGTAAAGTGAGTAGAAAATGGAATTCAATGATGGCTTCAATTACACTTGAAGGCAAAAATGGTCCTTTCACTCCTGCTACTTACAGTCATAAA